ATAACGGAGAACAAATAGAAACTAAACTTATATATGAAGAATTAAAAAAACAATTAGGATATGGTGATGTGGCAATTGCTGCCATTATGGGTAATATTTATCAAGAAAGTAAATTCAAACCAACAGCATTAAATTCTGATGGTGGTGATTATGGATTAGTACAATGGGTTAACGAAAGAAAAACAAACCTTTTAAATTGGTTAAAAACTAATAATTTAGATAAAACATCATATAAAGACCAAATACAATATTTAAAATATGAATTAAATGGTAGTTGGAAATATACTGGTAAAAATTTAGCATCAAATACTGATATTGCAAATGCTACTAAGATATTTTATATTACTTATGAAAGTGGTAGTTTAGGGATGAGTAGTTTTACTTCAGAACAAGTTGAAAAAAGATTAACGCAGATGAATAAAATAGATAATACATATAATAAAAGAGTCACATATGCAACTGACATTAGTAATATGATTAAAACTAAAAAATGGTATTTTCCTAAAGAAATTTGATATTTAAAAATAATTTAGTACATTTGCAAAATGAAAAAGATTGCAAACATAGTTTCAGATAATACAATAGACGTTTCGGAAATTTTTAATGTAGTAAAGACCATGGATGAAATACAACATGGTCTTCCTACTTTAATAGTAGGTCTAAACCATGCTGATAAACTATACCCTGATTTTGACATTACAGATATTTGTTTAGCACCAAATGTTTATTGGACATTTAAAAAAACTCAGAAACGTGACAAATATGCTGAAGATTTAAACTTTTTCATTAATAAAGTTTATTATGATTTACTTAAAGGCGTAACCTACTATTTTATTGACCTTATTCAAAATAAAACCAGAACTCTTAAACGTGTTATCCAAAAAATACGTGAATTTAAACATATTACCACATATATTCATAATGATATGATATATATTTATAGTGATAATTTAATATTTGGAATAGATTTAAAATTAACTAGATATGTTGGAATGGATAATAAGAAATTAATTACAAAAATTAAATCGATTAGTAATGTCTTTTTGACAGATGATGAGATACTTATAGAATATAAAAAGAACTTAGAAGAAATGGACCTTCAAGCTCGATATATTCCATATTTAGTATCAATAATCAATGAGTAAAACAAACCTACTAGCATCATTTATTTTCCCAGAAAGAGTTGAATGGTTTCTAAGTTATTTAGAAGCTAAATTTTTTATCGGTAAAGAAAAAGTATTCTGCTATAAAGATAATGAAGATGAATCAAAACTTATACTAACCTTCAAAATTACAATACCAGACGATAAATCATTAAATTTTAAAGAATTATTCCCTAGTGCAGTTATTATCCATAAAAAAGGTAATGCATTATATACTATAAATGCGTTAAATAAACTAATTGAAGAAAAAACAGAAACATCTATTGGTAATATAGATTATAAAGAAATTAAAATCAATTGGGAAGAATATCAAGATAAATTTATACTACTTAAAGATAAAGAAGTTAAGATTTTAAATATAAGTAGAGTTTTTTAATCATTTCTCGATATTTATATATAAAATAACAAACTTAAATAAATTAGTTATGGAAAAAGATATTAAAAACGAAAAATTAGATAAAGCCTTAGAAGGTTTTTTAAATAATGAAAGTAAAGACCCAAACATGGATTGTACATCAGGTGTTTGTGTGATTAAAGGTGATAAAAGCCTAGTTGAAAGAATCAACAAAAAAATCATAACAGAAGATGGTAGACAATTATTATTCTAATGAAGAAAACAAAATTTAACCCAGAATTACTTAAAGAAGAACTTAATAGATTTAAATCTATTAATGAATATTCTTTTGGTATGCGTGAAAGAAATTTAGATGATGACGACCTGATATTAGGTAATAGTCCTTATTTAGATGAAGCTGATGAAGACCCAGAAGCTGCAGGTGATGCAATTGCAAAAGATTTAGGTGTTCCACCTCCAGGTGAAGAAGCAGCCGCACCAGCAGATTTTGGTGGCGATGCTCAAGCAGGTGATGCTGCACTTCCTCCAGCTGAACCAAACCCAGCTAATGCTGAAGAAGTACCAGCTCCAGAACCACCTATGGAACCAACACCAGCTGCTCCTGAAGTTCCTATGGAAGAACCAGCAGGTGATGAAGTTGAATTAGATGTAACTGATTTAGTTGATTCAACTGATGAAGCTAAAAGTGCTGCTGATAAAGCAAGTCACAATACTAAACTTCTTATGAAAAAATTAGAAGATTTAGAATCACGTATTGCTAGTATGGATGCTGTTAGTGGTAAAATTGATGCTCTTGAAAAAGAAATAGTGAAAAGAAACCCAACCAACGTTGAAAAATTAGAAATGCAATCATTACATTCAGGTCCTTACACTCAAAAATTAACAGATTATTGGGCTGATAAACATGGTGCATATGATGTAATGGGTAATGATAAAAAAGAAGAATATGTATTGGATAAAGATACTGTTGATTACGATTATAGTGAAAACGATATTAAACAAAGCTTTGCTGTAAAACCAGATGAATATGAAGAAGAAGATATTTAATAATAAATTAATTATATTAACTAAACCCTTGATAATCAAGGGTTTTTTATTTTATTTAAAAAAATAAAAATAAAAACTTGTTAAATGTAATTATTAGTTGTAGTTTTGTAAAAATTAAGATTTAATAATCACAATTAATAAAAATAAGTGAATAAATCACTTGACTTTTTGAAAATTTTTAGTATATTTGTATATCAAAAAGAATTTAGAAAAATAACTTAGAAAAATAACAATTAATTAAATAAATTTAGAAACAATGAGTAATGAACAAGATGCCTTAACGGCAATGTTGGCACAGTATGAAGCTAACAACAAACCAAAGTACGAAAAAAGCGAAACCGCTAAAACGTATGATTTAAAAAATTATTTTACAACTTACGATTTAGAAAAAGATGAACAATCTAAAACTAAAGAAATCAGAATCTTACCAAACCCAAAAGGTGGTTCTCCGTTAGTTGAATTTTATGGCCACACGGCTATTGTCGATGGACAAAAGAAAACATTCCCATGTTTACAACACGAAAAAGGTACTGCATGTCCTTTCTGTGAAGCTCGTGAAGCTTTACTTGCAACTGGCGATGCTGGTGACAAAGAATTAGCGAAAAAATACAATCCTAAAAAAATGTATATTGCTAAAATTATCGATAGAAATAACGAAGATGAAGGAGTTAAGTTTTGGAGATTTAACAACGATTACACTAAGAAAGGTGCTTTCGATTTAATTCATGGTGTTGTTGCTGGTCTTAAGAAAAACAAAAACATTTCAAGTCCAACTGAAGGTCGTGATTTAACTATTATGATTAATAGAAATCAAACTGGTATTCCAATTATTTCTTCTATCGTTGCACAAGATTCTGATGTATTAACTACTGATGAAACCAAATATGCTGAATGGTTAGCTGATGAAAGAACTTGGGAAGATGTTTATTCAGTAAGAAATTATGATTATTTAGCGATTATCGTAAGAGGTTATACGCCTATCTGGGATAAAGAAAATAAATGTTTCGTAGCTAAAGAATTAATGGTTGAATCAGAGAATACTGATGCTAAATTAGATTCTGAATTAACTATGGCTGTTGAAAACGTTAAATCTAACGTAACACAAGCTGAAACAGTTACAAATCCAGTATCTACCACAACACAAGATGAAGAGGATGACCTCCCATTCTAAAAATGGTACTAAATAATAAAAAAAGAAGTGAGAAATTGCTTCTTTTTTTTTCTAAAATAACGAGAAATAAAATTAAAAATTAAATGGCAGTAAAACCAAAAAAAGAAAGTGAAAAACCAGCAATAGCTAAAGTATCATTTGATTTAGACGCATTTTTAGAATCAGAAAATATAAATTCAGAACCAAAAGATAAAGAATTATCTTGGGTTCCAATATCAAAAGCATGGCACGATGCATTAAAATTACCTGGATTTCCACGTGGTTATCTATCTTTAGTAAGAGGGTATTCAAATACGGGTAAATCAACAGCGTTTTATGAAGCAATTGCTGGAAGTCAAAAAATTGGCGATTTAGCGATTGTAATTGAAACAGAGGGTAACTGGAATAAAGAACATGCTAAACAAATAGGTGTTAAATTCAAAGAAGTTGTTGATAAAGAAACTGGTGAAATTATTGAAAAACCAGATGGTTTTATTTTAGTTAGGAGTAAAGATTTATACAATATGTATAAAAATTATGACCATTCAGCTAGTAAAATGACGACAAAACCAACAAGGGGTGAACCAGTTATTGAAGATGTTTCATTATTTATTAGTGAAATGTTACAAAAACAAGAAAATGGTCTGATATCAAGAGATATGTGTTTCCTTTGGGATTCAATTGGTACTCTTAATTGTTATAAATCAGCAACGTCAAATTCAAGCAATGCACAATGGAATGCTGGTGCAATGAATTGTTTTCAAGCGATTGTTAATTTTAAAATACCATCAAGCAGAAGCCTTGACAGTTTATATACCAACACAATGATTTGTGTACAAAAAATATGGTTAGATAATATGAATGGTACTGTTGTTAAACACAAAGGTGGAGAATTTATGTTCTTTAATTCTAGAATTATTGTTCATATAGGTGGTATTTTAACACACGGTACAAAAAAATTAACAGCTGTTGCATTAGGACAAGACTTTCAATTTGGTACTGAGGCTAAAATTAGATGTGAAAAAAATCACGTAACTGGTATTGAAAGAAACGGTGTTATAGCATCAACACCTCATGGGTTTATAAACCCAACTGAGTTAGATGTTTATAAGAAAGAAAAAAGACAATTTATCCACGATGCTTTAAATGTTAGTTATGATGCAGAATTAACGTTTAAAGAAACAGAAGGAGAAATAGAAGGTGGTGACACTAGAGAACTTTAAGGTATAGTAACAAAAACAAGTATTAACCTTTAAAAGGTTTAAAATGAATAAAAGACCACCAAAAAATGGTGAAATAAGAGAAGAAATTCAAAACACACTTTTAGTAGACGGAAATGCCCTATTTAAACGGGGCTTTTCTGGTGCTAAAGGATTATACAACAAAGATGGTACCCACATAGGTGGGGTATATCAATTCCTTACAACACTTCGTATGTTGCTAGAACAAGAAATGTATCACAGAGTATATGTATTCTGGGATGGTAATTTCAGTGGCAAATTAAGATACGAAATATATGAGCCATACAAAAGTGCTCGTGGTAAAGACTACATTAACGGCACTCAGCCAATTGACGAATCAGAATTAAAACAACGCAGAATCGTTTGGGATTATCTAAATGAATTATGTATCAGACAATTAAAAGATGAAGTTATCGAAGGTGATGACTTTATAGCATATTATTGTCTTACCAAAAACAAAAATGAAAAGATAACTATCTGTACAAATGATAGTGATATGGCTCAATTAATAAATGAAGACGTAAGAATATTTTTTTTAAATTTTAAAAATTATGTTGGTAAAACCAATTATTCTTCGTACTTTCACCATAACCAAGAAAATTCAATGTTGATTAAATCAATGATTGGTGATACAGCAGATAGTATTAAAGGAATTAAAGGTTTGGGTGAAAAAACACTACTAACACATTTTCCTGAGTTGATAGAAAGAAAAGTAACTTTAAATGAAATTATAGAACAAGCTAGTAAACAACAAGAAGAAAGAATCGCACAAAAACAGAAACCTCTTAAGGTATTACAAAATATCATAGATGGCGTAACAGATGGAGTTCAAGGTAAGAAGATATATCAAATCAATGAGCAATTGGTTAATTTATCTAAACCTATGATGACCAAAGACGGCATAAGAGCGTTAGAACTACTTAAAAATGGTTCTCTACTACCTGAAAATAGGGAATTTAAAAAGGTCTTTGAAATGATGAAAATTCATGGAATAGATAAAGAAATAGGAGAATATCGATATCCAGAGTATTTAATACCTTTTAAAAAGTTAATCGATAGAGAAGAAAAAAATAAATAAAAATAAATTAAAAAGATATGTCACAAACAACAGTAGATACGCAAAAAAGAGTAGAAGTGGAAAGATTTGAATTTTCATTCTTCGTAAATGATAATATTATTTGTCAGAGATATTTCAAAATTAGAGATTTTGATGAAAAGTTAGCACCATTAGATGAATATGGTGCAAGAAATTATAAATCTAATATCAATAGAGAATTAGATAAAATAGCTACCTTAAAAGAATTAGCTGATTCAGTTGCAAGTGTAGATTATGGTATTATACCAAATTTCTTAAAAAGAAAATCAATTGATTATTTATGGGATAATTATAAACCATATTATGCTCAAAATGAAGATTCTTATAAAACACCGCCAAAGAAAGGTGATTTGTTTCAATTTGAGGTTAAAGTTGATACTCAATCAATCCTTAAAGTTGAATTTCCTAACGAATATTTTACGTTAAACCCTAAAATCAATGTTGATATTAGAGAAGTTATCCAAGAAATTATCACTGAAATAAGATATTATTTAAGTGTAAAAAATAATGCAAAAGTGTCGAACTAATTCGACACTTTTGCATATTTATAATAACAAAGTTTTAAAAGAAAGGAAAATATATGGCAAAAATAGACAGAAGTAATTTAGGGTATTTAGGTGCGGATTATCAACTTAGATTAATAGCACAAATACTTACCGATAGAAAATTCGGTAATGCTATAATAGATATTGTTAATCCAAATTATTTCGAAGATGAATACTTAAGAATTGTTGTTGGTGGTATTAAAAACGCTAAAGCAAAAGATGATATAATCCCAGATATTAATAGTTTGGAATTTAGATTACTCGAAGAAGTTAAAGATGACACTCAAAGACGTTATGCTTTAACACAAATCAGAAAAATAAAAGAAGCTGATTTAAACGACACTCTTTGGGTACAAGAAACTGCAATGAAATTTTGTAAACAACATGAGCTTATGAAAGCTCTTGCTGAAATTAATAAAATCATAAGCAAAGGTGATATTGATAATTATGAAGAATGTGAAAGTAAATTAAGAAAAGCACTGGAACACGGTGATAGTAAAGATGATGGTATGAGTGTATTTAATGATATAGATTCAGTTTTGGCTGACGATTTTAGAAAACCAATACGTACAGGTATCGAAGGATTAGATGAAATAATGGATGGTGGTTTATCAAAAACTGAATTAGCAATAATTCTAGCACCATTCGGAGTAGGTAAAGCGTTACCAAATTCAAATAAAATTTACACACCTGAAGGTTACAAACTAATGGGTGATGTAAAAGTTAATGATAAAGTATTTGGTAGAAACGGTAAAGAAACTAATGTTATTGGTGTTTACCCACAAGGTAATAGACCAATATTTAAGATTAGTTTTAATGATGATACTTTTACTTTTTGTGATGAAGAACATTTGTGGTCAGTTAATAGTATCAACCAACGAAATCGTTCATCGTGGAAAGATGGAAAAAGAATTAAATTAGAACCAGATAATTCATTTAAAGTAATTAAAACATCAGATTTAATTAATAAACTAACCTTTGGAACCAAAAAATCGTTAAATTTTAAGATACCAATAGTGGAACCAGTTGAATTTAATGAAAAAGAATTACTAATAAATCCATATGTTTTAGGTGTTATGTTAGGTGATGGTTATATGAAATCATCTAGATTTACAACTAAAGATATTGAAATAGCTGATGAAGTTAGTAGAACTAATTCAGTAAACGTTTCAATTAAAGAAAGATGTAGAGATATTGATAAAGGTGATGTTTTAGTTCAAGAGTGTTTATTTGATGTTTGTATTTATGGGATTACTGATAAATTAAAATCTTTGGGTTTATATGATAAAAAATCTGATACTAAATTTATACCTAGAGATTATTTATTCAATTCAATAGAAAATAGGGTAGAACTACTTAGGGGGTTATTAGATACCGATGGTAATGTTAGAAAAAATGGTGGGATTGAATATGTCAGTACATCAAAAGAATTAATTGAAAATGTTAGATGGTTAGTTTTATCATTGGGTGGGTTTTGTAAATTATCTAGTAAATTACCAACCTATACCTATAAAGGTGTTAAAAAAATTGGAAAAAAAG